TTTTAACTAGGTGGTTAGTTCAACAAGTTTGTTACTTCTCTTAACACGCTTCTGGTTTTCCTGAGCTGCTGTTCTATCAATCCTAACGTACATATCTTCAATAGTCATTGCGTTAAAGCCTACCTTAAAATACGTGTGATCAAAATTCTCACACATATCATTGAATTGCCCAACAAATTTTACAAATGTTGTATGGTCCATACCATAAACATCTGCATAAATTCGTTCCAATATCAATGCTTTCGAATAGGTCAAATATTTTTTCCTATCAACCAGACTCTGCTTCAGTTCAGAGACGTATTTACGACCCAACAAAGTGTCATCGTATTCCTTTGACATCACTTTCGTGATTATCTTTACTATACACGGTATCATACCGAATTCCCCGACGTAGTACCCAACAAAGTCTGCATGTATCGGAAAATCATAATCAGCTTTGATACCGACGGTAAAATCCACCTCGAGTTCAACGAAAAGATTTCTGAGACGTATGTACTTTGCATTAATCAATAAATCATCACCTTTAAATGCCTCGAGATCAACGCCCTCAACATCCGTGATGATCAAAGTTAACCAGAAGTCTAGATCGGAATTTGCGAAAAGAGTCGCAGATTCACCAGAATTCTTGCAACCGACGTTTTCTTGCGAGAACAAGGTCGATTTCTGAGTAGCACAACGCCTTATTTCTCTATAGAAAGAGAACAACGATTTGTCCGCAAACATCTCAAAACTGAGATCCTCTAAATACTGAGTATCGTAATTTTGTTTTTGATCGTATTGCGAAAAATCGTGTACATAAATCTTGTGATCTGAGCGAAAGTTCGTCTTGATGAAATCCTCCATCTCATCGGGTGATTTACCATTCTCGTAGAACACATGTTTCTTCAACGACTTGGTGAAACACGTTTCAATTGCTCTCATTATGCAACAGAACAACGAATTGACATCCTTGGAGTACGCAGAAATACCCTGACCGGCTTTATCTGCATTGTTGGTCTTGCTGTTTACACACTTAACCACTTTCTTCAGGAAAAATCTTATGCTGTATTTATCTTTTAAATTATTATTTGTAAGATCGAGATCCCTGAAAATTCC